CCTTATGATGGCGGGGATATAGGGAAATGGCAGGGTGATAGGATGAGGAATTTTGCAGGGAAAACAGGGGCACCGAGTACAGGCCCCAGCATGACGGAGCCTTTTTTCCCCTCCGGTTCATCTAATTACGGTGTTGGGCAGACCGGCAGAGTATCAGGAGATATTTACTTTGACCCTTCCCGTGTAGTCCCCACCGGCCCTGACAACTCCCCGGCATGTATAGCGGCCCTTGTATGTATCTCCTATTGACATTTCGTTTGCGGAAATTATTAATAAGATATGTAGACGAGGGCTGATAATGACGCCGGCCGGTTTTCTGGCGCCGTTGGAACGACGCGATCCGATGAGAAATCAAACCTGTAAAATCCTCCGGCACTGTTATCAAGAGCCCCACCAGTCGTCTTGTAACTTGTCCTAAAAGCGCCAGTACTAGCATCTACAAAGCGATACAGACCGCCGTCTATTCCTCCGGTAATCAGCCTGCCTGCATCCCCGATAAACTCTCCTATTGCGTTTCCATCATAAGGCGCGGACAATGGGTCGTTCATGTCAGTCCTCAACACGGCGTTGGCCCCGGCGGCGCGGTAGAACATGCCCCTCGCATCTTCGACCCGCATATACTGGCCGTTGACATTTCGGGTACCTTCTTCGCTACACTTGTACCAAAAATAAGCGGTATCGTTGGCTTCAGCGCCTACCCATTTTAGAGCGCATAGTTCCTCATAAAGAGAAATTTTTATGATGCGATAATCAAGCGGCAGGTACCGCAGTCGGACAAGTTCAACAACCGAAGGCATATAAGAAAGCATGTGGTATTCACCGACGCTCCTCGGCGCCAAACCTTGCAGCATAGCTTTTTTGAGCTGCTCCGGATCCGTATTGTTTGGGGTTAGCCCCAGGGCGCTGATCAAGCTTTCCATGTTGTCAAGAATGAGGTTGAATGTCGCCGCCGGAATATAGGACGGCTTTATTAACGGATCAGTAAAATCACCGTCGGTGAATTTATGCGTATCCGGAGCAAGACCGGGATACTTAACCTTTTCACCGAAGATTTCAACAAATTGATCATCTGGGTACATTCCTGGCATTTTCTTTTCCTCCTAAAGACTGTATTTGTAATATGCAATATTAACCGCAAGTAATCTGCCGCTTAATTCCCGTTCAAAATCTTCAAGCGCTTCCATTCCAATGAAAGCGCGGGGCGAGTATTCTATGTTAAAATAAGAACGTCCTAAAAACTGCCCGGTACCGAAATGAGCCCGGCCAAATGAAGCGTTATTTAGCAAATGGGTTACGCGTCCTTCCGCCTCTCTTCTTACCGTATCACTATTAAACCTGGCTACAATATAAAATACCGAGAAGAAAACAGGCCGTGAAAATATTGAACGTCCGAATTGAGAAAACCCAAAAAACGAAGGCTTGAACGGGAAAATAATATCTACCAAAACGAGGCCATGTTTTTGAGCAATGTTCGCAATATCTATACGATTAATTGTTAAGTCTTTTTCCGCGCTTATAAGTTCCCGGCGTTCTTCAATCGGTAAATTGTTATTCGTATAATCAAGCAAAACACGTTCCCAGTCGCCTATTGTTTCGACTGCGGTTCTGCAATCGCTTTCCAATAGCAGCTCGCGCATCCGGTTCCTAATCAGGATAATTTCCTTTGTTTTTGCCTTGCAAAACAGGGAAACATCGCTTTCAGGATCCGCAAACTGCCGATCCCAGTATTCGCCTTTTGGAAACAGCTCGCGAATTGCCGCGCTGTAATCTTTTTCGGTACCGACATTTATACCCATGTTATTGTCCCCAGGACCGGATATTCCAGTATTGTAGTCGGAATAACACCGGCTATGTTTCCGTTCAGTTTTACAACTGCGTTGGTAATAATAACGCCGTCTATGATCGCCTCCCGAAACGAGCCCGCTGTTACCTGTATACCAGGTTTCGCCGCCTGTTGGAGCCAGGCTTTTAATCGTTGTTCCGCCAATTCCCTGTTTGCCTGGGTATCTTCAAGCGGCGGCAGTTTTATTTCAGGGGTAACGGCAACAAACGCAGGAGTGCGCACGTCAAAAATCACAGGCGGAGAAACCATGCTGATATGTTCGCGGACGGCGGCGAGATTTTGCACCTGGAGAACGCCGGCCATTTGATTGCCGTTTATCACCTGTATAAGCAAAGCTCCAAATATCCCAAAGTTTTTATATTCCCATGCGTTGGTAACTTCCGGCGTAGCATCTAACGCCCACGCCTCATAATCCCCACGCTTTCCGTATCGTGACGGATTGCGCAGGGTAACCAATACACGGACAAGATATTCCTCATCGCTTTCCGCATCCGCGCCGCCCAGGATGCCGCCTTCGGCTACTATGGCTTCTGAATCAATACCGGAAGGAATCGCCGATACGATTTTAAGTTTATTGCCGGCTTCCAGATTATAATCAGATCCGGCGTTTTCGGCTTTCACGTTAACCAGCGCTTTACCGCCGGAAATACCGGATGATTTAACGGAAAAATATCTTTTGCCTGAAGCGCTTTTGAAAACAACTCCGGCTGGCACCGATATTCCGGTAATGCCGCTTGCTTCTACATTGCCCGCAGCGGCCTCCGCGTACAAAGGCGGAACCTTGCTGGACCAATGCGCCCGTAAGTATTCGCCTTCCGCGGAATCCGGAAACAACTGCTTTGACAGAAAAACCAAATCGCCCTGCAAAGAATGGGCTAAACCCGCATCGACGTTGGCCAGTACGGATACAAGGCTGTAACGCGGCGTCCCGTCCAGCGGCTTGAACAGACTCATATAATTAGCGTAGGTTCTTTCTTTTAGAACCCGTAAACTATCCCTGCTGAACGCCATTCCAAACCTCTTTAATTAATACGGGTCCGCCGCCGTCAGGCTGTATTGTTTTTACCGTATAAGTAATTTCATTCTTGCCTGTGCGTTCAGCTTCGCAATTTATCTGCCGGGCAAGCCCGTCCATAACTATCCACGCAAGGCATTCCCGCAGCATCCGTTTGAAATCCCCAGCAGTTTTTCCGTCAACCTTGCCGTTTTGCCTTAACAGGTATAATTCGCTTCCAAAATTCGGATCGGCCCACCATGAGCCTTTGTCCGTTCCGATGCTCATTTGCACAAGCTCGCGTATGTCATTCCATTTTTCCAATGTTACAGGAGGTATTTTCAACGTCATTATACGCGTTCCTCCAAAAGCTGCTTAAGCTGGATTTTATATGCTTCGAGTTTTGCCTTAGTACCGGGATCAACTGAATGGGAAGTTGGAGAACCAATTGTCGCGATGTTCATTACTTCGTCAATTAAGCCGGTTAAAAGATCGCACAAATTTTTGCTGTCATTCCCGATGAACACCTTGCCGCTTCCGTTAGGTATTATTTTAATGTTACCGTTATTGTCCGTATAAACAGCGACATCATTTTCTTCAAGTTTTGAAAAAAGATCATTATCTGCTATAAGCGGGAGAATTTCATAACCGTCAAAATTTCCCCCCTGACAAAAGACCAGGGCTTTGCCGTTCTTAGCCTTTGCGATAAAGCCGTATGGGAATGATTCTTTCTGCTCCAGCACCCTGCCGGAAAGCGTTTTGACCTGTAATTTACCGTCGTCATAACGCTTTTGAAAAATGGCTGTAGAAAAGAGGTTACGCACTTTGGCGCTTAGTTGTTTTACCAGCGTATCGCTCATAAATACATCCCCCTGTTTACCAGCGTTATATCGCAGCCCATAGACTCGGCGTTTGCCGAGTATTCGACCTCGGATATTAACAGGTTAGCATTAAGCCCCAGCGAAGGCACTTTAACCGAGATTAATGTATTTGGAACCCAGTATATTTCCCTCCTATTGGTATCGCCGATACTTTTTATTTGTTCATCGGTAAGCCCCCATCCGGGAACGGTGACAACTGTCTTGGTTTCCTTTCTGCGTCGTACTTCGGTTACAGCCCGGCGCTTGAGTTCAGTTTCCGTAACAAAAGGATCGTCTATATCAATAGTGAGGGTTCTGTTGCCGGGGCATGTGCCATCTATTTCCCTTACAGGATCATAACTTCCGCCTTTTACTATATATTCATGGAATTGCTCCGAACCATTTTCCGTCCATTTGATACTTTTTACATTTACGCCTTCCGTTATGTGAAACGGTTTTGTTATATTATCTTCTCCTGGAACTCTCCAAAGATAGAGATTTCCGGCTTCGTTACTTGTGAAGATAAAGCCCTGCTGGTCAGCCTCGTCAGTTAATTTCGTCCAAGGGCTTTCATTCTCAAATGCAAAGAAATAGACAATATCGCTTGAATCAGGTTTATCTGTTGGAAAAACGATACAATCAATATTAAATTTTTTACCAATATTTTGTGTGATTTCTCCAAGTTTTCGGTCGTTATAATCAAAATTATCATCGTAATCAGACCATGTTGAATCTATTATGTCCCGCGCCGGGGAACGTCCGAACACGGTCAGGCTGTGTTTGGTAACATCGGCGTTTGACGTTACCTCGTCAACTAAAACGGTTGTAACGCGCCTTTCTCCGTTGGAATCTTTAACAAGATCATTTTTGCAACGGATTTCCAGTTTGTGGTGACGCTTAACCTTTAGCCGTTCCGACGGCGGGATTTCCAGTTCAAGGCTATGGCAAATTTCATCCAGGGATTTTCTGATTTTAATCGACCGCCATAACAGATCCGATCCCGTGGTGGCGTTTCTGACTATCGGTTTAGACATAAGACACCTCGCCGGATACAATCAGGGCATCCTCAATAAGATTCATAGCCCGCAGTTTTTCACCATCGCATCCTAGATAATGAGATAAAAAAAGCAGCGGGACAGGCCTTTCAATGTTCTTTTTCAGTTCATTGCTCATGGCTCTTTGACTAAGTGTTTGCGAGAGCATTGAGCGCATTTCGGTTACGGCCTTAAATATATCTGGATTCTCAAGATTAACGCTGTTTTCAAGTCTTGTGTACAAAGCCCAGTACGTGTTCATCTTGTCCAATGTTATATCATCCATTTGCGTAAGTATTTCGGCCGCGGCGCACAGGCTCACGGTACGGTACAGGTTTTCAGCCTCGGCTTTTGTCTCGGCCTGCCGGGCTGTAACCGTATCAAACGGAAGCTGACAATCCGCCGCCGAGAGAAACTGCATGGCGGTATTTTTCTTGCTGTCAAGAATAAAATAATTTTTGAGGGTATCTATTGAATCGCCGATAGAGGCGGCGGCGCCTGTAATGGAAAAAACCGCGTTGACCAGGGCCTGCGCCAACTGCATTGGATCTTGTATGCCCTGGGTTATTATATTTGATATGCCGTTAATCTCATTTGCAACGCCGTTCAGTACGGTTTGCGCCGCCTGAATTCTGCCGAGGTTACCTGCCAGCATGGACTTTATGGCGCCGAATGCCCGGAGAAGCGTCGCGGAATCCTTTTCGGTCTGGGCGAATTCTTTTGAGGCGGCAAGCGCGACTTCTTCGGGCTTGGCAAAATTGGCCGCGGATACGGCCGCGGCTGAAGACGCGGCCGCCGCCCTGGCTTCCAGAGAAACGCCGGCCCTCTTGAAAGTAAGCGTCAGCTCGCATTGTCCGTTTTCATTCGCCGACTCTGCGACGTTGTAGCTTTCAACCACGACTTTGAAACGGCCCCAGAGCGGATTGTCAAAAAAACCAGGCGCGTCATCGGACGTGGGAACCAGTAACGCGGCAAGGAATTCTGCCCGTTCCTTCAGGTAATTTACGCCGCGCAGGTATCCGCGGATGGTAATAGACTGCGGCTTCAGGTTCAGGGATTCGTTGGACCACAAACCGAAAAAAGGGTATTCGGCGGTGTCAACCGATTGTCCGCCGGAGAATTCAAGGCTCTTATAAATAAATGGGACAGGCCCGCCGTCCGGGGACTGGTAGCTGGACAGGCGCGGGTTATCGTCTTTATCCGCGCGGTACGCTTCGCGCCAATTTTCCTTATACAGGCCGGGTAACGATATGTCAAATCTTTTTTCGCTCACATCCCGTTCCTTCTCTGCGCTGTCCGCGAACCGGTATTAAACCGGAAATCGGTGGTATTTTCCCGGATGTTTACTGAAGCCGTCGGGCTGGGGCCGGAAAAATTGAGATTAACATCCATAACCGCCTGTCCGCCGAGTTCTACTTTTTGCGGCGTAACGCTTGATCCTGTCTGCGTGATCTGCGGCGGTAAATCGGAGATCGGTACTCTCCTAAATGTTGTTCCGCGCCGCACCAACCGCGTTTGCGGCGCTTGATTCTCTTCCGAACCATCGGATGCCAGGGATTCGCCGATGCCTTCGCCGATTTTACGCCCGGCTTTGCCGCCAAGATACATTCCAAGCGCGCCTATTCCAGCGCCAACCAGGGCGCCAACCGCCGTGCCAAGTATCGGCACAACCGAGCCAACGGCCGCTCCAACAGCGGCACCGGCGGCGATACCGCCGGCTCCGCCTATCGCCGCCCCGACAATACTGCCCGAGGCGTCCCCTATCGCCCCGCCTTTGGCTTTACCGCGTTCTTTTGCCGTCAATTCTTCGTTTTGCTTTATTTCGTCTAACTCGTCGAGCATTTGAGGAATTTTGACAAAGGCGGCTACAACCGCCGAAGTTCCAGCGGCTCCTGCGTATTGTTGTGGCGTTATGTTTTTTACAGCATTTTGCGCCGCCGTTAAAGGTTTGTCTTTTAATTGAATATCTGGTGTTTGCGATTTTGGGACTGGCGCTTGAGGCTGTGGAAACTGACCGCCGGCGCCTATTCCCGGAGTTCCCCCTCCCCAGTTGGTTACATATACCGGCATCGCCGATGCCATATTCAACGCCCCGCCGATATCGATATTACCGTTTTTCAACTGCAACAAACTGCCAACAAGCCGTGTTATTCCGGCAATGCCTTTAACCGCCGCTATCGCTCCAATTCCAACGGCTATTCCGGTGAACACCCTTTTTAACCGTTCAGGGTCTTCGGTCAGTTTATTCAGCAGACTCGTCAAATCGGCAAGCGGCTTTGCCAAGTTACTATCAGCAAAACTGTAAAAAGCCGTTTGTAAATTTTTTATGTTTGATTGCAGTGTGTTCGCCATCTTAGCGGATTGTTTTTGCAGTAAGCCCGTGGTATCGCCAAGATCGTTAAGATTTTTAAACATTTTTTCGCCATGAGACACATAAGAACGTATCGCCTGCATTGAAGATGAGCTGAATATTTTATTAAGATAATCTACGTTGTGCATATCTTTTGATTTTTCAGCTATCTCAAGCATTATGTCGTTAAAGTCCCTGAAGTTTCCGGCAGAATCCTTGACACGGATGCCAAGCCGTCTTAAATTTTTCTGTTTTTCAGAATCGCTTAATTCGTTCATCGTTGAATTGAAAGCGGCGACCGCTTTCTGCGGGCTTTTCATGCCGGAGTTAAGAATCTGCAATGCGGCGTTTGCCTTTAAGATATTTTCCGGCGCGGTTCCAATCGCGCCGTAAGCGGAAAAAATCTGCGGCGCCGCTTTCGCGAAATCTCCCAGGGAGAAAGCGCCCTGGTTAGCCTGCGCGACCATATCATCCATGAAGGACGAAATTTGTTCCGACGTATATCCAAATTTTTCAAATTCAGAAAAAATGTCCGCTATTGACTCCCCGGATTCTCCTGTCGCCTGTATCGCGAGGGCTATATTCCTGATGTTGTCCTCGGCATATTGCAAATCGCTGGTTTTGGAAATTACAACTTCAATTCCGCTTAAAATATTATTCGGATCAATTTTGACGTCCGCGGCCTGGGCTACATCAAAAATAGCTCTTTTCATTTTTGAGATGCGTTCCGCCGACGCGTTCACGGACAAGCCGAGCCGTGTCATGCGGTGATCCATCTCAATAACGCCTTTAGCAGCGGCACCGACGGACAGCGTCAGGCCAAACGCCGCGAGTTTCGCGGCCGTTCCGGATATCGCTTTGTCTACTTTTTCTATCGCGCCGAGTGTTTTTCCGGCAAAACCGGAGGCAGATCCCGCGGCTTTGCCCATGCCCTGTGAAAATAAATCTTTCAGCGATAAAGTTACGCCGCTTTTTATTTCAGCCACTAATTTCCCCCGCGTACCGCTTTTGCCACGTTGACGGCATTTTCATGCCAAAAAGACAATTGCTCCCAATACATGTCCATAAGCGTTGTAAAATCCATACCCGGAAGCAGCATAAGAATTTCCGCTACCATTTCGGCGACACGGTCGCAGATTTCTTCCAGTGTTAAGCTGCTTCCGGAGTCTCCGGCGTCCCGTTTTGCGGAGCCCCTGCCTCCTCCGCTTCGGTAGGGTTTTCTTTGTATTCCTTTGTCGTAAAATACGAAGCCCATATCAGCGCAAGTTGGGTACGGAGTATCGACAAATCATCAATATCAATTTGAGCGATAACAGACATCGGCAAACCTGACAAGGATGAAAGTAATAAAGCATCGGCTTCAGCGCTATCAGCAGGAGTGCTGCCTACCGCTATAAAGTCTTTTGTCTTGGGGCGCTGAATGGTTACATCCGTAATTTTCAACTCACCGACCTCAAAGGGATGTTTCAGTTCAAATTTCTTTGCCATGACATTCCCCTATTTTAGCCTCGGGCTGGTAGCGGCGTTGTAGACGATGTCCATCTCGGCGTCGCCCAGTTCCCCCGGCTCCGTGACCCACGCGCGGGGCATCATGTACTGCTTGCCGCCTGTCGTGAAAATGGTGAGAGTGTCCTCGTCGTATTTGGAAAGCTCTTCCACGCCCAAAACGCCCGTGGCGTTGAGCTTCAGCTTCAGTTCGGCGAAAGTCTGGCTTTCTGTATAGCCGGTATTTTCAGGAACTTCGCCGACCTTTGTTTCGCGTTTTTTCCCCGCAGGCTTGAATGTCGCGCCCTTTTCCTGAATCGGCAGTTCGCCTACGTTAGACGATATAACCCGTTGTACTCTTTCAAGTTTCATTTTCGCCTCCTACTCCTATTTGAATTGCAACAGACCCGCGCCGATATAGAACTGGCCTATCAGATTGGGCTGGTGGGAATATTCAAGCCGTGTTTTACTGCCGGCCTTTATCTCTACCAAGATCGACTTTTTGTAACCATCAAAATCCTGGCACCATTGTTTTTCTTTTATAAACACTTCCTGATACAGTTCCGACAGGAAGGAAAGGAACACGCCGGCGGTCATTACCCTTGCGCCCGCGCCAAAATTTTCTTCGGTACTTGCCAGTTTCCATGTCTTGAACCGCTTCTTTGCCTCGGTGTTGATGTACGTGCGTACCGCGTCCACCGTTTCGGTAACCTGTACGTCAAGGTAGCTGGTATCACGGCCGCCATCGGTGTTTTCGGTGTAACTGGTTACGAGCCGTTCAATCAGCACGTTGCCGACCGTGTCCAGGCGGTAGGTGGCGATACCGGCTTCAAGGAGTTTCTGGCGCTCGTCAAAGTCAAATGCGATGTCGCCGATTAGTCCGGTGACTTTTGTGTCGTAGGTGTTTGCCGCCGGGTCGTCGGCAAGGATGCGGCAGGCTGTCGCGCACCAGGCGGCGGCCCATACACAGGGTAAGTCTGGATTAACGCCACGGGGAATAAGAACGATGTGCGGAGAGTTGACATCTCCGGCTTTCGCCAGCATCGTGTCCGCTTCGGTTCTGCTCCCCAGCCCGCCGGACAGGGCGATATACATCCTGCCGCCGATCTGCCTCATGGCCCCATAGCGGGATTCAAGCTCGTCGGAACTTGCCCTGATGTTTCCGGCGTCGTCAAAATCGCTTGCGATAAAATTGTAGCGGACTTCGCCCAGCCCTTTCAGGAACGGCTTGATGTCGGTAACGCCGGTTCCGGCCGTGGCCGCGGTTTCTTCGATAGAAACGCCGTATCCAATATAAGGCGTGATAACAACACTGTTGGAATTTCCAGCCTCTCCCTTTACGTTAGCCGAAACCGTAACAACTCCGGCATCCGCTTCGGCGATGACCGGAAGGGTGATCTCCGCGTTGATTCTGGCGGTGATGGCGGCGGCGACGGCCGCCGCGTCCGCTCCGGCGGAAACCGCGGCTTCATAGTTGCAGCCGTTTACCGTAATGCGGACCGCCCCCGTATCGGCTGCGCTTCCGCTGACGGTGAATTCTTTTTTCCATACGGTTCCAGCTCCCGGTTCCGGTATGGGAAGCACGTACAATTCCTCGACTTTGTTGAGCGAAAGGAACGTCTCCGCCATAATAGCGGCGGGGCTTCCGGAGCCGAAAAGCTGGTGGGCCTTTGCCGCCGAAAGTACGTTTACCGGCTTTCCGTTTTCGGCTTCCGATGTGGCAAGTTTATACCCTATCATCAGAGCCTTTTTGATGTCGCCCTGCGAACCCGCAAGGGAATTGTCAATCTCCTGATACTGTCCGGGAACCAGCAGGTTCGCCGGAATCTGCCTAATCGGTACTGGCATCTTTAACCTCCAAATTTACATTATCCTTAGCAACCGCATTTCCTATGTTATGCGTCGCGTCATAGCCTTCAAAATAATCAAGATCGGGAAGCTGTATCCCGCCTTCGCCCTCATTTTGCCTTAAATCCGTTATGTGCCATTTCCACTTGATTCCCCAGAGCGTTATGTTGATCTGATCAAGCGAGCCGGAATACAAACATTCGGCCGCAATGTCCTTCCCGCCGCCGATGCTCCACTCGGAGTCTAAATCTTCTATAACGGGAACAAGCGCCGAAACAATTTTTAACGCGCCGTCGTACAAACGGTCCTTGCTGTCGGCGCGGTACAATACCCAGCTCACAAAGTCTATGGTGTGATCCTCGCCCGTATACCGCATGAACGAGGTGAGTATGGCCGGGGTCTGGTTGGCGAGCCGTTTGATCTCCGCTGCGTCGAACATGCCCGGATGCGCCGCTATGTGCAATTTTTTGTTCGAAGCGAAAGCGGCTTTTATCTGACTGATCGCCTCATCGCGCACGTCAACAAGAGTGACAATTTTCATGCGACCTGCTCCTTCATAAATTCGTCAACCGCGTCCTGCAGTTCGGTAATATCGTCAGTGCCGAAACCAAGAAATTTACGCGCCGGCATTTTTTTCGTCCCCTCCTGATGATATGGAGCGTATTCCCTCGGGGAACCTACCAGGACGGTATCACCGCCCTTCAATTGGTGTTCAATGGCCATTTGCAGGAATCCTTCCCGTACCAGAATGCCGCCGCTTGACGTTAGCCCTTTTCGTTCTTTATACGCCTCGGTTAACTCCTTCCAGGGATCGCCTTCCGGATCCCGCTGGACATCAAACCGGCTTTTTGTCTGCTCTTCAATCACCATACCAAGGCTGTTAAGGAGCCCCGCTTTATCGCCGCCTGACAGGACAAACTCATTGAGCTTGCGCTGGAGTTTGTCTATCTCTTGCAGTTTGATTTCTACGGCGGCGCCCATCAGTACATCCCGCCTTTCTTGAAAACCCTGCCGTCCTTAATGCCTTCCGCCGCGTTGGGAGTAACGACCTCCGACGACTGCAAACCGGGGCCTTCAAGCCCTCCCTGGTATTCCCTGTTGATTTTGTTTAAAAGGCTCATATTGTCGCGGTACTTCTCCCGGGCGTCCTCGCTGCCGGAAACCGCGTCGGTCAGCCGGTACAGCGCGATGTCCGTGCAGATGCTGTTGAGCGCGTCCGCGAACTGCGGATTGACAGGTAGCGCAATCTCCCCGGTTTCTTTATCCAAGAGCCAGGGGAGATTGGCGGTAATGATGCCCGTAGCGTCCCGCAAAGCAATTTCAATCCGCGCCGCGTCCGGCTCATCCGAATCATTGACCGGCATAACTGCGGACTGCGGAATACGCGATAAAAACTGCTCCACGGAAACCAATGGGATCATTTGTTTGCGCCGTCCTTTGCGCCGTCGCCGACTACCACCCACGGGTCTTTCTTGAGCGCGGCAAGCTGCTCATCGGTTACCTCGTAGGTTTCAGCCTTCTGCGTCAGGACCAGCCCGGCGCAGCGGTACTTGGGGTATTCGGTTTTATGCCGCAAAACGACAGGCTGCTTTTTAACATCCGCATTGCCCTGCGCGGTATCCTGCTGATCTTCCTTCGGATCAAAACCGTTCAGTTTTAGAAGCTGCCACGCATCTTTAACTTTCAGGCTGTTCTCTTTAGCCATTTCCTCGACCAGGTTTTTGTGGTCTTTTTTGTCGGCCTTGTTTAGTTTTTCAACCCACTGTTTCAGTTTTTCTTTGTCCATGAAACGCCCCCCCTATGCCAGGTGCGGAAGGATTACCAGTTCCGCCGTCCTGTAGTTGATGTTTGACGCGCCGTTGGCCAGGAACTGCGCTTCCACAATTCTCCGCGCCGACGCTTCATGCGGCGGGCCGACTACCAGATGGGTCGGCACGATGCCCAGGGGATCGCCGCCGTCCCGCTTGAGCGATTGAATTCTTTCGCGGGCTACCTGATAGTTGTCCGTGCTAAGCGAATCCTTTGAGCCGACCGCCTGCTGCCACAGGCCGTAGCCGAAACTGCCCCTGTAACGGATGCCGTACAGGTATTTGTCCTGCATGAACACCTTGTCGTTTTTGGTGTCGGTGATTTCCTCAAATTCCGGCGTGGTGCGCTGCTGCAAGATAAGCGGCTTGAGGCTGCCGGCAAGCGACAGCAGGAACCAGGGCGATCCGGTTTCGTTCCCCGATCCGACAATGTTGGAGAACGGCGTAGAGGAACCTGTCCCGTCGGTTTTTTCAAACACCGGATGCTCGCTGTCGAAAAATTTTTGGCCGTCATAGCAGAGGTTGACAAAGCCCTCCTTTAAAAGCCGCGCGATGTTCCTGTTGAAGAAGCGCTCGACTTCGTCGGCCATCTCGGCCGCCAATACGCGGTACTGGCCAAGATTGTCGTCTTCGATGTCCGTGCGCTCGACGCCTAACGTCGATTCGTACTTTTGGTTGACGATCTGGTACGCAGATTCCGCGATGTCCTTGATGACGCGGTCGCCCACCCATTCCCGGAGCTGCGGGAACGCGCCGAGCCAGCCGTAGGTGTTGCTTTTGGTGTTGGACGTGATGACGGTCGCAAGCAGCCGCCACACGGACTCCGCGTCAATCTCCGACATCCTTCTGCGGAACTCGTCGCGAAGCGCGGTCCGCAGTCCGTTTAATACGGGACTGGTTATAATCATTTTGATCCCTCCATGATTTTTTGGAATTGTTCGGGCGAATAGCCCATGGCCTTGGCAAGCTGCGTCTGCTCGCTGTTAAGCGACACGCCGCCCTGCTGGGGAGGGGCGCTTTCCGGCGCCTGCGCCCCGTCGCTGACGACGGCCGGGCTTACGGCGGCGATACTTTTGAAGCGCTCAAGCCCTTCTTTCGTAGAGCACATGGCAAGGTATTCCCCCCTGCTCGCGGGCGCGAACTTGCGGGCCTTGATCGCCTCGTCAACCGCCGCTTCCGCGTCCTTCTTAAGCTGGGCCGCGTTCAGATCGGCAAGCTGTTTTTCCGCGGCAACCGCCCTCGCCTCCATCGCGTTCAGGTCGGCGCGGGGCGCATACGCGGCAAGGTCAACCGCAGTCTTGTCGGTCTGCGGCGCGGCGGCGGTTTTCGCCGCGTTCAGCGACTTGACCGCCGCAAGCGCTTCCGCTTCGGTCGCGGTCTCGGGCAGGCCCAAAGCCGCTAACAGTTCTTTATTCATTGAAACCTCCGTGTTCATATTTTCTAACCGCGCTGAATTCAGGGCGGGAAGATTCAGGTTGGGGGAATTGGTGAGCGCGGCTCGCAGGATGCAGTTAATCTCGCCTTTTTCGTTATGCAGGAAAACAGGGGAAATAAAGCGGTACTCTTTTTTGGAAAGCGCCTCGCGGCCGCGGTCGGTCCAGTCGACGTCGGCCCAGAGGGCGCCCGTAGTATCGGCGCAAAGATTTTTCATCCAGCCGAATGCCGGAGACGAGCCGCCTTTGGGGGCGGACAGATCCGTGGCATGGTTTTCATCAATGGGCAGCATCGGCTGCCAGGCGTTGGAATTAAGCGCGACTTGTTTCGGGTCGGGGTTTTTCCACCCGCGGTTGTCGCGCCCCTTCACTACCGCGTCAGCAGGAACGAGCATAATGCGCGACGGGATTTGTTCCCCTTCGATATTGAGCGATAAAAAAAGACTGCCTGTTGTTTCCATACAGGCAGTCTATGACTTGAGACGCGCGTTTTTCATTAATCGGAATTATTGTAAGAAAGCTCTAAAAACGGCAGATAGGGAAGGCTGCTGT